TATCTAACTTAAAACTCATAATCCTAGTTGTTTTTCTAGCTCTTCAATCTTTGTTGTCTCAAAATAAGCCCTCTTTCTCAACTTAACTCCAGACATCCAGAGATGCACATGATTGGCTTGGTGAAATAAACTGATGGGTATTTCCCATAGTATATATTCAATGCTCCAGCCTGTCCTTTGTGCCAACGAGAATACCGATGCCGCAATGCCCGTTGGCGGGGTCAGTTTCCCTGGGCTGTTGCCCCTGGGGTTGGGATAGGCTCAACTTGTCCCTTGTTTGCCTCATCAAGGATTGATGCAACTAGGTTGCTGGCCGTCTCCCTGTCTGCCTCTGTCTTGTCTGCAATCCAATCAAGAATCTTCTCCCTAAATAAATCCTTGTTCCAGCAAAGCCTAATAGCTTCCTTCCTGTTCTTCAAAAGCTGAATATGAAGAAACACAAAAGCCCACACAAAGAATGGGGTGGTATCCTCATCACTCCTGGCTTGTATCATAAGAAGCCTTGAGCCTTCAGTATATGGGGCTAGGGCTTCTCCCTTAAACTGCTTTTCTGGGGCTACAAATGCTGATTCCAGGGCTTCTGTGAGGATGTCGTTCATATATGCCTTAATAGTGCCTTCTTTCTTTCTGGGCTTGCATTCTCCGGCACCAGGAGGGTTTGCCCACCAACTTGAATAATCCTTATTGGCTCTGCCCTTTTCACAAGGCCAAGCAAAGTTTCTCTGTTCTCAAGAGCCGCCCTAACATATCTGATTGGGCTTTCCTCATCAGACTGCATCTCCACCCAATTTCTCTCCATCTCTTTCTTTGCAACATCCCCTGCCCCATCAGAAACAAACCAAAAGGTCACTTGCTGTTGGCCATCCCTAATCACCCTGGTCACAGGGTCAACAGGGCGAAGCTTGGCTCCAAAAGCCGCAACAGCAGAGGCAACCTTTAAGTTAGTTGTTCCCCAGAACGATTGACCTTCCATGGTCTAGGATTTCAAAAAGGGACTAGAACCCTTATTAGCTTACGTTCGGGTATCCTGTGGCAGAGATGTCCACCGTCACAAAAGCATCATTGCTCTTGTTGATGGTGATGGAATCAATGCGGGTTGTGCCAAGGGTTGTTGCATTGGCAAGGGCGGCCAAGGCGGCCCCGGCAGTCACAGCATAAGAGCCGGTGACAGCAACAGAGACAGAGTAGCCAGTTGTTGCATTGTAATATGCAATGCCAACCACATCGCCCTGGTTGTTGCGAACCTCATTCTTTTCAATGTTCCTGGTTTCGCTGAAGCTTTGAACCAATCCAATACCTTCAGTTGTAACACCAAAAACAAGGCCAGTTTGTCCAATCGTTACAGCCGCCATATAATTATCTCCTTTGTTATGTCAAGTTAGGGTTAGTGTCCAAGAAGTCTGCTTTTTATGATTTCCCAGGCCGCCGCCAGCACACCAAACACAATGGTTGAAACAAGCCAAACCCTTCCCTTAATGCTATGGGCTTCCTGTTCAATCCTATCCATCTTTGTCTTATGATCTGTCAGAAGCTCTAGAATATAGGCTTGCCGGGTCTCCATTCTGGCAACCTTTTCTCTGATTTCTATTAGAACGCTGTGATCATCTGCACTCACACTTCACAATCCTCCGCGCCTTCACAAATTCTAACGCATTCAGAGCCGTCCTTATCAATGAATCTTTCTATATATCCTTCTAATTCAAGATAAGATAACGCCGCCATAAAATCTTCGTAAGTGTATTTCATGCACTAACTCCCAGCGATCTTGTGTTTCCAATTCCAGAAAATCTAACCCAATCAGAAATAATGCTTCTTGAGGTATTCCCTGCTGTTTTTTGAATGTGCAAAGAGGGGCAAACATTTGTGCTTGGTAGGTTTGTGGTGTTTGTTGCTACAAGGCTATTGTTAATAAAAAATTGCACATTTGTCGTTCCATTGCATCTAACACAAAAAGTGTTGTACGAGCCATCTGCTACTGCCGCAACTCCTGTATCTGTAATTGTTCCTACCGAGGAGTTATAGGTGTAGGCTTGCCAGTTTACATTATTATTATCGTAAAAAAATCCAGCCGACCTTGTAGTTGGGGCTGTGGTGCTATCGTAGTTAGAATTAAATCCACAAAAAATACGATAGCTATTTGTTCCATCAGCAAGAGCTATAACCCTAAAATTAGCCGCAAAAGAAAGTCGAGTAAATCCAGAAAGCACATAGCCAATATTACCAGACATGGCTCCACCGCCATTTGTATTTGTTCCTGTAGCAATAGTCCATAAGCCACTTCTAGGCGCATCGTTGATGCCAGATTGCCCATTGCTGGTTCCAGCATTTCTTGTGTCTGCATTTAGAAATCTTCCAGCGTTGTTTGCCGACCAATCATCCAAAAGATCAAACGATGATAGGATATTAAAATCGTTTGTTTTTTCTGGAAACCCAATAAATCCCATAGCCTACGCCTCCAAGATCGTAAAGTTAGAGGCTGTCACGCTAGATAGAACATAAACTGCCCCGGTAGGAATATATGACGATTCAAAGGTAATCCCTGCCCCTGCCACAAGTTGAATGCCTTGGGTGGTTGTTGGGGTGAATCCAACACCTACCGTGATGACATTACTTCCAGTAGTCACATTCTGAACTAGGAGATATTTGCGGCTTGCATTTGTGACAGCAGAAGTGGCAAACGCTGTGTTGGCGGTGGTTGGTGTTCCAAATCTAGTTGTTAGAGAGCCATTGGGAACTGCCCCAACCGTGACCGTGCCGGAGATTGGCAGACTTGTCCCTGTTGGCTCAACCGAAACAGTGCCGCTATCAATATATACAGGAAGATTGTAGGAAGGAGAACCCGCATACGCATTTATTCCATCAGCAATATCTTGAGATGAAACATTCGCCGTGACCGTTCCTGCAATGGGAATGTTGCTTCCCTCATAAAGAAGCTCAAAAAGTGTTGAATATCCACTTCCCATTATCTCTGGGATATTTCCAAGATTTGCTGTAACAGAGCCATTTGAAACTGAAACAGGCAGAGGATAGGATGCCCCAACTCTTAAAACCCCAGCGGGAGAATCAAAGCCTCCAACAACACAGGATTGGCTAGATATTGCGTCAACATCAGTTCGTGCCGTGACCGTCCCCCCAATAGTTACAGCACTTGCTCGAAGCTGTGTATCAGTCAGACCGCCAGTAACAACGACCTGCCCCATTGTTACCGTGATACTCTCTAGGGCATTAAGTGATGTCGGGCCAAGCTCTACGGTTCCTGTTACGGTTTGCGATGCTGGAAAGTTAGAAATTGTGACAGGATTTCCTATGGTGACCGTGGCAGTAAATGGAGTAACATCTGAAGGGTAAACCCTTGCTTTTACATATCCAGAGCCACTCTCAACTCCGATATTTGTCCATGTCCCATCATCTCTTTTTGCAACATTTGAATTAAGTGTTACTGAAGATGCCCCAATGGTAATTGAATTACCAACCGTGACCGTGCCGGAGATGGGCATACCAGCGCCAGCATCTTGACTTACAGGAATGGCAGAACCTCCGGGGCTACTTACATATGCGGCAACAAAAATTGGGGTTCCAGAATCGGTTTGCTGGTCTGTAAGAGTTGCTGTGACCGTGCCGCTTATTTGAACACTAGAAACAGCATTGGCAATGTCTGTGATGGCCTGTGAGCCTAAAGAGACAACCGTGTGGGCTGGAATATGCGCCCCTCCTGTCAGAATGGTAGAAAGGGTGGTTGCTGTCTGGTTGCCGTCTAGAATTGGAAGTGCCATTTTCTCTAGTCTCCTTGTTAAATTGTGGCAATATAAAAGCTATTTAGGTCTTCACTAAAGTCATAGCTACGAATGCCATCAGAGGCTTCATCTGGTGTTGCATATACGTTGATAGTTAAGCCCCTAACCCATGCCTCTCTTTCTGATCTAATGGATGGGGTTTGGCTTACAATCCTGGCCATATAAATCTTTGTGTCTAAAACCCTGTTTTGCATCTTAAAGACCAGGGTAGGGGTTTCCTCATAGAAGGATTCAAAGATTCTGCAATAGGTGTCATCAAACTGGTCTTGGCTGATTTTGGCCGCTGTATCAGAATAATTTACAACTACATTCAAATCATATACCCCTGTGAAATTGCCTAGAAGCTGGCTGTTTATGTTGGCTTGAATTGTGATATAGGGTAGCAGTCTTTTCCCTGTTCTGTTGGCTGTATAGACATTAACACCAGAAACATCACCTAACAACCTGGCAATGGCATTCTCTACATTATATTGGATGCTCTGGGTCATTTCTTTGCTGTGGCCACAATGTCCAGGGTTACTGCCTTTTGCCACGATCTGTTTGTGGCATTTATGGTGGGTTCCTCCTGTATCACCTTGGCTTGATAGACCGTGATATTAGAAGCTCCTGTCATATAGGCTGGAAGGTTTGGGTTCCTATATAGCTCATTGACCAGGGATTGATATTTAGAATCAAATGCCTGTCTGCTGGTGTCGTCTGCCCTGGCAACATAGGTAAGGCTGGCAGATAGCCCAAAAACCCCCGTAAACACCCCTAGTTGCTCATTTGTGATGCTGGCCTGGGCAAGCACATAGGGCATTGTCCTGGCTGTGCCTCTTTCACTTGTAAATCTATTGAGGCCAGAAACACCAGAAACAGCGTTGAGAAGCCCATTCTCAACCTCCCTTTCAATAGAGGCCATGGCTTTAGGTGGTTATCTCTGCCATGTCTATGGTGTAGGAAAGGCCGTCTGTGGATTCAGTAAATCCAGCAATCATTCTTTCAACACCAGAGACCGTGCAAAGGCTACCAATCACAGGGGCAGAAACCATGGATGCACACACAACCAGGCTTTGGGTGATTCTAAAAACCTCTCCACCCACATCTAATTCAGAAGTGGTGGCAAGGTCTGTGACACTTGCAGAAACAGCATTTGAGCCAAGACCTGTGACAGACTGCCACAAGTCTGTTATCATGTAGTTCAAGTCTGTTCCAAAATAGGAAGTAGGAATAGAGCCACCCACACCCTATCTAATCTGTCAATCCATTGACACAAGCCCCTCAAATTCAAACACATTTTGAACCTTGTGTTCATTCTTTTCACCAAACAATCTGCTTGTTTTCCCCCTTCTAACAGCAGAGGCAAGGATGATTGGGGATGAATTAACAGCCCAAAATTCTTCAGCATCCCTAATGGCCTTGGCCATGTCTGTAATGGTTGGTGCTGTGTAGGTTCTCAACCCATCAATCTTAATCTCTGGTGGGCATAGGATAACCATGTTGTCTTTTCCTAGCTCCTTTACTGCATCTTGGATAATGGCAACAGGGTTCCTTTTATAGGATTGGCTTATGCCAAATGGGGCAATTAGGTTGTAGCCCCTTTCAAGCCCACTTGCTGGTTCACTTCCAAGCCTATCTAGCACAATGTTTGTTTTGTCTGCATCCTTGATTGAATGGTGAGAATACACAAAATCATGCCAGGTTTTTTTGCTCCTAATAAACTCGTCATATCTGTTTGGCCAAATCTCCAGGTCAATCACAAGCCCCAGCCTGTGACCAGCCTTCACATATGAAACCATTTCAAAAACACCATGGTATTGGGCAAAGCAATCAAAGAATACTTCATGCCCCTGGTCTGCCAGGTATTTACAGGCTGGAAGGCATCGAAGCACATCCCCAAGCCTTTGGCTGTATTTAATGGTTCTAGCTTGCATCATCCACAACGCTTCGGTCTTGGACATGGGCAAAATATCTATTCAGACGAACAGGGCCGTGGGTTTGTTGTAATTCTTCCCAAGATTTCAATAGACCCGCATAACCATAAAAGTCCTCTTTGAATGCGACATTTTCCCTAGTGCAATAAGCATAATGCTCAAAAACTAACCCCATATCCTCCGTAACTCCCCTTGGTATTCTGATTGGCTGATGATTTAGAATTGGCGGTTCGTGGCTGGTAAAGTGAATCCCATCACCCCACTTCCAAGCCCGATACCATTCGTAAGGATAGGAGCCTAGCCCTCTCTTGCTAACCACAACCTTTTTGCCGATATGATAATTACAATGGAATTGTGCGGCCACTCCGGGGGTGCGGTCTTTTAGCAAATCATAAACTGCGGTCATCTGTTCTGGAGTCCAAAACTCATCAGCGTCTTGCTCCATTACAACTCCACAATTCACGCCTTCTAGAGCCTTATTTACCATCTCAATCTTTCCATTAAAGGGCTTGTTTTGGGAATAGATTTTAACCTTATCGTGCTTTAGGTTTTGGAAATATTCGTGCGTTCCGTCTATGGATCTAAACTCCTTGTGCCATTTGTCGGGAACTTGCTTGCACCATCTTGTGCAATTTATGGGATTGCTTACACCCTCAACAATTCGCCATTGCCAAGGAATTGTTAGTTTTTGGTATGCCTCAATTTTTTTTGAAATAAAAGGCTCTCCGTTCAATACGATTGTGAATATGGTCAGCATATTTTTAACCAGCATTGACCATAAAGGCCAAACCCGCTTATGGTTTCATTTACCGCATTAACTACTCCGGGGAATGTTGAGATATAGTCATGCCCCGCCAAGATTCCACCACTCCTAATCTTGGGAAGCCAGTTTTGGATATCTTGCCTTACTGCCTCATAAGAATGGTCGGCATCTATAAAAACACCATCTAGGGAGCCATCTTCAAACAGCTTTGATGCCTCATTGGTAGTCATTCTGTGGGCTGTATAAAGCCCATTGAGTGGAGCCATATTTGAGATGAACTTTTCATAGAGTCCATCTTTCATGCTGTCTGCATGTTCCTGTGAGCCTTGCCATGTGTCCACTATGTGAACTTCTATGTCCTTGCTTTTGTTTTTTGCCTCCACAACCAGGAAGGCTGAACTTCTGCCTTTCCATGCACCAAGCTCAACAATGGCTCCATTGTCCCTACAATTTTGAACCATGGTCTTATAGACATAGGGGTCGGTAAACCAATTTTCCTCAAAGCATTCTTTTTGATAGATATGCTCGATCATTTCCTAAATATGGCACTTCCATTCCTCCAAGACTGCTCCTCCCATAAAAGATCATGCCCCGCTGTTTTAAGCCATTGATAATTGCCGTAGTTTTTAATGTCGTTTGTATCGTCTAGGGCAATGATTCCGCCCTCTTTAACTTTTGGGAACCAAACCATAAAATCGGCACGACCAGAAAATGCCCCTCCATCCAATAGCAGAAAGTCGGCCTCATCTTTAATGGTTGGATGACCCCAAGTATAATTTTTAGAAACCCTAAAATCTTCTTTGTGCCATTCAATTATATGCTCCAAAGGATATTGATTCAGTTTGGTTTGGGTGGTTTTATAAAAATCCTCTACATCTTTCAGGCTCATCCACATCATCGGATTGCTGGAAAGCCAGTTGATTGCCATTCCGCCCTGTCTTGAGTCAAGGTTATATTTGTGTCGGCCTATGCGGTCGGGATGAATCTCAAAGCTGAATAACTCCCTTGTCTTGATGCATTGCGTGGAGCCGTCCCCGGTTCCTCCACCAATTTCAACACCAAAATCAAGCCCTGTGCTGTATTGTGCAAGGGCTTGGCCGAAACAATCTTCTATGCTTATTTCTCTCATTTTTTACTTCCAAGAATTGGTTTTTCTTTTTTCATAGATGGCTTTTCCCTTTTCATAGAACTCTGGCTTGTTGTGGTTCACTAACTGCTTATCTGCTTCCTTTTGGGTGTAAATAGGATTCTCATGCATAAACTTCAAATCCCTGGCCTCAATAACAACCCCGTCGGCATAGGCTCTGTCTGTAAATTCATTGTCTGAATATAGCCCATCGGATTCTTGGTAGTCTGGGTGGAATAGCCACCCACCCTGCTTCTCAAGCCTCTTTTTGTTCAGAATGGCCATACAAAGGAGTTTATCTGTGCGGTAGCCATCTGATACTGCCAGCACGGCATCCCCTGTTTTAGAGCCAATTAAAGAGCAAATAGAGGCATCCCAATGTCTTGGCGGGCTCCAATCATCAGACATTTGAACAATAATGTCTGCCTTGGCTAGTTTTGCCCCTTGGTTCCAGGCATTGATAATGCCACCAGGATTGCACCTAATGGCTTGGTGGGGGGTGTAGTCTATGGGGTCATCATGGTCTACCATGAACAGCCACTCAATCTCTAGG